GCCGGGCGGTACGACCCCGGGGTTTTCTTCCAAGAACTGTGACATGTTGGCTTGCGCGATGCGCTTCTCCAAAAGCTCGACGGCTTCATGCTGAAGCACGAACTTCTTGAACTCGTCCCAGTCTTGTGTGTAGTAGCGAGTCTTCACGGACATAACTGCCGTGCCCTCGGTAGTGCGAACTGATGTGACGCCCATCGCCTTCATCTGTTCCTTGATCGCGTTCTTGACCTCTTCCTGTTGCGCCTTGAGCACTTCCGCTTGGGTGTCGTACTCTTGGGTCAGCGCGGTCATTCGCGTGCGAAGCTTGCGGTAAATTTTTACCAGCTTGTCTAAGGGTATCGTTTTTTCTTCCATTACTTCTCCTGTTTAATTTTTGTCTAAGGTTTGACAGTTTACACACATTTTTATTCGTTGCAACCCCCTTTCACGATTTAATTTCAGTGTCGAACATCTGGGTTAGTAGTGAGTTATCACTAACTTTCCCTGCTAAGGCTTTAAACATTCGTTCCTCAATTGCACTACCTTGAATGTGAATCACCGTAACTTTATCTGACGTTTGCCCCTTGCGGTCAGCACGCGCACAGCACTGGATGTACTGCTCAACAGACATGAGTGGGCCATAGAACACCACAGTATCAGCGGCTGTCAAGGTAATGCCGTGCGCTGTTGCTTGCGGTTGCATGACCAATATCCTAGGGTCGGCTTCGGTCTGAAAGCGGTGGATGATTTGACCACGTTTGTTTGGCGTCACGTCTCCGTGGATGCACTCATTGACAATGCCCTTTTTGGTGAGGTAGTTGCTGATGGTGTCAATGGTGCTACGAAACAAAGCGAAGATAATAACTTTGCGATCAGTCTCCTCCAGTATCTCCTCCAGTACCGCAAGCCTAGGCGCAGAATCAAACTCCACAACTTCTCTGTCGTCTGTGTAAGCTGCACCGCAACTGATCTGCAATAGTTTGGACACACCAGCCGCGGCATTGACCGCTGTGATGGTCTCCCCCGCCGCTTGCACAAGCATGCGCTCTTTGAGAAGGTTGTAGTATTTCTTCTGCTGTGGCGTAAGTGCGACCTCACGCGTCATGGTTATCACTGGGGGTAAATCTAAGCACGCTTCTTTTGTGAAGCGTATTGCTGGCTGTAGCGCTTCATACACTTTGTCCTTGGCGTCAGGTTTTGGCGCCCACTTAAACAGGGTAATCTTCTGCATCACCTGATCTCGCCATGCTGTTAAGAAGCGTGGCACGCCATCAGGGTTAACCAATTTAGCCAAACCATAGGCATCTACGGGCGACTGTGAGGCAGGTGTGCCAGTCATCATCCACAGATACGTGTTAGGTGTCAGGATAGAGTTGAGTGCCTTCCAGCGTTTGGTTGATGATGTTTTGTATGCATTGGCTTCGTCCACAATCACAAGATCAAATCGCCCGTCGTTACATACCTCGTTAGCTATCAGGTTCAAGCCTTCGTAGTTTGTAATGACTATCTCGTAGTCGTGCTGAATCATCTCGATACGGCGACTAGCTTGCGGATGGTGTGCGATAACTGCCGAGCGGTGAATGATGCTGTTGTTAATGTCCCCCATCCACGCGCTGTGCATGATTGACAAAGGGCACAGAATAAGAACCCTGCGCACCTTACCTAGCTTCATCAAGTAATCAGCCGCCCAGAGGGCAGATAGCGTCTTGCCTGTGCCGGGCTCAGAGAACACGAATGCTCTGCGATACAGCGTAAGGAACGAAGCTGTCTCGATCTGGTGAGCCATAGGTTTGTAACGACCCGGCCAGTCGTAGCGCCTAGTGATAGGCGATGGTACGTTTTTAACACCTAGGTTACGCAGCACCCGCGCTTCATCAAGCCCCCAATACACCGCCACGTCGTAGCCACCATCCATGCGCTCGACGATCTTGTGTTTAGGTATGACTTTGTATTTGTGCGGGTTTCTTGTGCGTAAGACTAGTGCTTTGTCTTCTATGATTTCCATTGCTTCTCCAAGCTTTATTTTCCGTTGTCGCTTTGGTTAGCGCTCTTGTTACGAAGGCGGGTGTTGCCTGCTGTTGACTTGCCTCCAGCACGCAGGGGTTTAATGTGGTCAATGTCTTTGCCTGAACGATTGATGCCTTCCTTGTCGTACTTGCGCCGTGCTTTCTGACGCTCGATCTGGTCAGCCGTTTCGCCTGTTTTCTTTTGCAGTTTGTATGCGTGTTTGTAGTCACGCTTGCCGTTTACTTGTGTCATTACTTTCTCCTAGTGCTTAGGATTGAACTCGCATCCGGTGACCTGACACCATCCGCAAAGTGGGGTTTGATTGGGGTTCCATACACCCGTCTCAAAGCTTGCTTCAAGACGTGCAGTGCGCTCACGATACTTCCACCAAAAGGCTTCAGCTTGCTCTCGTTGCATCTGCATCTTGACCATATCATTTTTAACAATGAACAGCAACGCTGAGTTGACCTTGCGGATGTGGGGGAAGTGTTCGAAGACCATGAGTGACATCAATACAAGCTGATCCCGATCTGGGTACTTGTTGTTGCCGGTCTTCCAGTCTCCCACCCACGCCGTAAGGTTCTCATCGTCAACGATTAGGATGTCGGCAATGCCTCGAACCCAAACGTCAGGGGACTTCCAGCCCGTGGGCTTTAAGTCCACCGTCAATGCCATCTCATACTCAGCGAGAGCTCTACCTGATTTACCCAGCATGGCGTCCACTACAGGCTTAAACTGCGCATACTCGGCAGGGATTGGTGTTTTGTCCCTGATGTAGTCCTCGATAGCCTTATGCACCTGATTGCCATACCGCGTGGCTTCGGTCTCTTGGAAGGGGTACTTCTTTAAGACCTTGACCTCGTGGTAACGGCGTTGGCAGCCTTCATAATCTTTGAGGCTGCTGTGTGACCATGCTGGTTTTTTCATTCGAACTTCGCTGTGTTGATGGCTTCTGTTAATCGGTTGGCAAACTTGGTGACAAACGTTTCGTTGGAGTTGAGCCTGTGTTCGCCCATGTCCTTGAGAATTGTGTGCACCATTTCATGCCAAAACGTATCTGCGATCTCTTCGGGCTTAAACTTTCTGCCCGTGATGTTACTCGTTCGACCTAGTTGAATAAGGCGGTCATCGTAATGAACACGCCCCATGTCACGCTTGTCAAGCATGGCTTCGACTACTTCAACTGAGTACCACCTACGACCTACTCTTATTTTTGTTGGTAACTTCAATATTGCTTCTCCTAGTTTTTAGCTAACCCATAACGACGGTGTGCGCCACCGTCAGCGTCCAATGGAATGCCCGGCATATAAGGCGGCTCCATGACCATCTGCGCTAAGACCCAAGTCTTAGCGTCCTCCACCTCTGCATCAGGAACCACGACGATCTGCTCGTCATGTACTGTTCCCGCCACAAAGTATCTCTTTGCAGTTCGCACCATCCCATCAGTCATCACGCATCTCGCTACGCCCTGCGTGACATTGTTGGTTATTTTCCCTGCATATATCTTAGTACGATTTTCGCCGTAAGTCCACTCAACCTGTTCTTTTTTTGTTTTCTCGTCTGTATGGCGCCTGATTTGTAGGTACGGATATAGCAGCTTCATGCCAGAAGGTAGCACGATCTCCCCCTTACGATACGTCAGACACTTGTGCGTATACTCCTTCCCCTTGTAAAGCGACTCGTGTATCAGCTCAGTCTGTAGGTTCCAGAAGTCCACCACAGGCGTGGCTGTCGCCCTGTACTTGTCGATGATGGCCTTGGCCGCTAGGCAGTGAATGACTAGCTCTCTTGTGGAACAGGTGTGCGGTATGGCCGTAAGCTTCTCAACGTTCACGTCCCAGTCAAGGAACTTTTCAGCCGTCTGTTGCGTGACGCCCAGCTTCTTTGCAAAGGCTAAGTCATATCGCTGTGGCGGAGCGCCGAGGAAGCCGACCAACAACTGCGACGCAAACGCCGCCCACCCGAGGCCGTAGCCACACCCAAGCAAAGCGCTTTTCGCAGACTGCCGTAAGTCTGGATGCGACTCCTTAGTAAGTCCGGGTATGTTAAACATCTGAGCACCGAACGCGGCGTAAGGGTCACCACCTGACCGAAAGATGTCGAGCATGTCTTCGTAATCCGAAAGCCACGCGAGTACTCGCGGTTCAATCTGCGAAAGATCCCCCACAACGAGTTGGTGTCCTTTGGGAGCCATAATCGCTTTGCGTAGGAACGAGCCTCGCTTGAGGTTTTGCATGTTGATGGCCGAGCCTTTGCTTGCTGTCCACCGGCCAGTCTGCGCACCATAGTACGAGAGAGGTACGGGTAGTGTACCGCGTTGGCTAATGTCCAGAAACCGTTGCGCTCTGGTTCTTTCAGTGGTTGATTTAACCCGAAGACGCGCTTCACAAAGTAGGGCAACGTCCTCACGTTCACCATTGAGTAGCGCTTGAAATAAGGCATCGTTTTTAGCAAGTGCGAGTGTTTCTTTGCCGGTTGTCTTACTTGTCTTGGTTGGCGGAACCACATTGAGTTTCGTAAGTAGTGCAGCAAACTGCGGGTTCGATGCCAGTGCAGTCTCTTCCACGCCGAGCTTTTGTAGTAGGGCTTCACGAGTTTCTTTCTCCTCTAGTATGGCGTCAGTTAACATGTTGGGGTCAAGTTGCAAGCATGCACGGGTGTACATCTTCAGCGTCATGTCTATGAGTCGAAGCTCCTTCGGTGGATACCCTTTGACCAGTCGATCAAAGATTCTTTCGCATAGATGTACGTCGTGTTTGCAATAGTCTGCAAGCTCAGATTCCATGACCTCGTCCAGCTCGGCCACACCATTTGTCGAATACACGGCTGTCCCTTTGGCGGGAAGACCAAAATCGATTGCAAGTTTGGCGAGACTGTTGCCAACCTCAACGCCTCTGAGAGCTCGCGCCATTGATAGCGTGTCGAAGATGAAGGCTGGATGTACATCATAGACCCACTCCATAATGGATACATCGAACTGTGCGTTGTGCGCAAGCACTGCGGTTCGTCCCCAATCGACACCATTGAAGTACTCACGTAGTTCTGCATCTCCAAACCATCTAGTTGGTTCATCGCTTCCGTATACATGGACGCAAGCTCCGAACGCGCTAAATTTTTCATGGCGTATGTACTCCTCGGTTGTCATCTTGGTTAGCGTGTAACCATCCTTGGTGTCCCAGTAGGTCTCGAAGTCGATCGTGATAATCCTGTCATATGGTGCGGTCATTTTTCTCCTTGTTATATATTTCTGCCTGTGTAGGCGGTAGTCCTGTGTCTTTGTACACCCACCCAATTCGGTGTTTGTTGCCGTTATACGGAGCAAGAATAACTTCTCTACCGTGTAACATTCGAGTGACGCCTTGCTTCATCAAGTCTTCTAGCGTACGTGGTTTTTGTGTGTTCAATTAAATTTCTCCTTGGGTGGTGCGCCTAGGGTGTTTAGAAAGCCGAAAAAATCGTTTGCCGCCAACAGCAGTTGCGACGCCTCCATCTCGTTACAGTTAAGCGTAACGACCCCTGCTAGTTGATCTTCTGCCCTGCCCACTATGACCACGCCTTGCGCGTTGCCTTCGCCGTAGCACAGCACGAGTTTCTGTATGAGAAGTTTGAAATGCGCTTGCTCTTCGTCTGACATGGCGGATACCCTGCGCTCAAGCTCTGCCTGAGTCATCATGTCTTCAAAGGCCACTTCTTTTCTCCCTGAGTATCTGTTGTAGTTCATCTATGTTGCTCTCCCTTGCTATGTATGTTGTGCCGCCTGCGTTATGTATGCGGTCAAGTTCGCGGTCTTGTAGGGCTGTGGTTGTGCCCTTGCCAGCTTTGCACTCAATCGCTATGAAATGTCCGTCCATGCAGGCTATGATGTCCGGAATACCCGCCCGACCAAAGCCATTGGCTGGTGGCATGAAGTGGTAGATGCCAAGCTTGTCCAGCACCTCACGCACGCGCTTCTTGACTTTGGATTCGGGGGTTGCAGCCATTACTTCACCTGTGTTTCTATGAGCTTTGTCAGGTAGTGCTGTGCTTTGCGTAAGTCATCAACACCGCCCTTGTCTTTCCAACGAGACACATACTTTATTACATTTCCTTCCAAGTAGCCGATGTTGTTTGCAACAATGTAATCCCACGGCTGTATGGGTTTGGTCTTGTAGTGAGTGCCCGCTACTTGAGTTTGATTAGCGCTAGTCATTGATCTCTCTCTTTCGGTTTAAAAATACAGCGTCAGCTGGGTTGTTTATTGGTTCATAAAATAGCCTTCCAATGCTATCCGGTCTTGGGCAGTTGTCAGGCACGTTAACAACGACCCACACTGCCGACAGTGTGTTACGAAAGGCAGACCTCTCCCATCGAGCGATGTACACACCAAACACATTCTCCAATGCTTTGTTGACAGAGCGCTTTTCTATGCCGGTTATCGCGGCTATCTCTCTTGACTTCAAACCATTGGGGTGTTGTTTGAGTAGCTCACGAATTATGTTGTGATTGCTCTTCAAGTTTCATACTCCTTTCTTTCTCTTTAGCGTCCATGCAATCCTTGCAAATAAATTTGTGTAGTCCCGCTGTTATTCGGAGAAACCCGCCACGAGGGTCTTTGTCTTTTTGGCACTTCCAACACATTTTCCATTTGCTGTTCATGCGCTTTTCGTTTCTTTGTTGTGCCCTAACAGCCGCAACGTTTTGAGCCATAACATTTCCAAATCCAGTACCTCTCATGGCTTCTCCTTCAATACAGCTTCTAGCTTATCCAAAGCCCTGTCCCATACATCGTAGTCGTGGGACTCATTAAAGGCGCTGAAAGCGGCTCTTGCCGCTTGCTCCACACGCTCAAGGTACGCCATGCGTTTCTTTTCTTCA